AAATAAGCCTTCATGACACGTCACTCGCACTGGCGTTCGTTGTGGGGGCTTTTACTTTTACAAAATGGATTATAAAGATTTTTTAGATAGCAAACGACACTCAATAGGAAACTTTGGGTTTGATGCTAATTATTTGCCCGAAATGGCTTTTGATTTTCAAATGGCTATTATTGAACGTGCGATAAAAAAAGGTAGAATGGCAGTATTTGCCGATACTGGATTAGGTAAGACACTTATTCAACTATCAATAGCGAAAAACATAGTAAATCACACCAATAAAAACGTGCTGATACTTACACCACTTGCAGTAGCTTTTCAGTTTATTTTAGAGGCAGAAAAGTTAGGAATTGATGACATTGAGTATTCAAAAGATGGTAAGCACTCAAAAAAAATAGTAATCTGCAATTACGAGCGATTACATTATTTTGACAGTTCTAAGTTTGTTGGTGTTATCTTAGATGAAAGTTCAATACTTAAGAACTTTGATGGTAAGATTAAATCACAAGTAACCGCATTTGTGAAAAAAATACCATACAGATACTTAAGCACAGCGACACCAAGTCCTAACGACTTTATTGAACTTGGCACAAGTAGCGAGGCACTTGGTTACATGGGTTACATGGATATGCTCACAAAGTTCTTTAAGAACAATCAAAACTCGGTAGATAGCAACAATAGAAACATAGGGGAAAAGTTTTACCTAAAACCACATGCTGAAAAAGATTTTTTTGCTTGGGTAAATCAATGGGCAATAATGGTAAAAATGCCAAGCGACTTAGGATTTTCAAACGACAGGTACAAACTACCCGAATTGATAGTAAATCAACACATAGTAGAAAATCAAAGTTTAATAAACGTAAATGGTCAGGTTACCATGTTTACACCAATAGCTAAATCAATGACTGAGGTACGATTTGAGCAAAAGCAAACCGAAGAAAAGCGTTGCGAACGTGCTATTAAATTGGCAAATGGTAAAACTTCTGTTTATTGGTGCAACACAAACAATGAAAGTGCAATATTGAAAGCACACGATAAGGAAGCGGTAGAAATTATCGGTAACCAATCGATTGAGAAAAAAGAAGAAATACTACTTGCCTTTGCTAATGGCGAAATAAAAAGACTAATCACTAAAGCTAAAATGACTGGAATGGGTTTAAATTGGCAACATTGCAATCATTCGGTATTTTTTCCTACTTGGAGCTATGAACAATACTACCAAGCAATAAGACGTTTTTGGCGATTTGGTCAAAAAAATGATGTTGTAATTGACATGGTAATATCAGACGGCCAAACAAGAGTATTAGAAGCATTACAACAAAAAACACAAAAGGCAATTGAGTTGTATGAAAACCTAACTAAAAACGTAAACCAATCTTTTGAAAACAAGACTAAAGAATTTAATCAACAAATATTAACTCCGAAATTTTTATAACAATGGTAAAAAATCAAATTCACACAGACAATTACAGCATTTACAATTCAGACTGCATGTATGTTATGCCTCAAATAGGCGATGAAACAATTGACCTATCAATTTATTCACCTCCTTTTGCAGGTCTTTACAATTATTCAAGTTCAGAAAATGACTTCAGCAACTGCGAAAACAAAGAACAATTTTTGGATCAGTACGAATTTTTGGTAAAGGAAATTGCAAGGGTAACAAAGACAGGTAGAATTACAGCAGTACATGCAACCGATGTTTTTGATAACACATGCCGACTTTGGGATTTTCCACATGAAATTATTAGAATTCACGAAAAGTATGGTTTTGAGTATCGCAATAGAATAACCATTTGGAAAGAACCGCTAAAGGTCAGAATGAGAACAATGGTTCAATCATTAATGCACAAGTTTATAGTTGAAGACTCGACAAAGTGTTTTACCGCGATGCCAGATTACGTTTTAGTGTTTACCAAAAAAGGAGAAAACAAAACACCCGTAGTTCATTCGTTTGGGCTTACTCACTACGCTGGGGATGTTCCAATTTTACCAAACATATTACAAGCGTGGAATAATGCTAATGAAAGCGACTTAAATGAAAAAGAGTTGTGGGATTATTTAAACACCAAATTTGAAGACCACAAAGACCCAAAATCAAATAAATTGAGTCACTACATTTGGCAACGTTACGCTTCAAGTGTGTGGGATGACATTAGAATTGACAATGTACTACCTTTTAGAGATAGTAAAGAAGAAGATGATGAAAAGCATGTTCACCCTTTGCAACTTGATGTTATTGATAGACTTGTTGAGTTGTATTCAAATCCAAATGAAGTAGTATTGACTCCGTTTATGGGTGTTGGTAGCGAAGTGTTCAGCCCAGTAAGTTTAGGCAGAAAGGCAATAGGAATAGAATTAAAAGATAGTTATTTCAAGCAAGCAATACTAAACTTGAAAGAAGCCCCTTCAAGATTCAACGCAGAAAGTAAACAACTTTCACTTATTTAAACATGCCCGCAAAACTACCCCTAACCCCCGAACAAAGACTTGAGCATTTTATAACTCAAATAGACAAACGTAGAGTGCTTGAGTCCGTTACGTTCGGAACAAATAATAAAACACTATACAAAAGGCTTCACACCTGCATAGGTAACCAAAACAGAAGTAAAGTACTTAGAGAGTTAATTGACATAGGTTTGAAATCAAAAGGATATTAGTACATTTGCATAAACTTAACCAATGGTAAAGAGTAGTAAAGATTATATCGATTTTATTTTAACCGAATTGAAGAAAGGCAACATCAAATTTAGTGATGTTGCTTTACTTTTCTTTACCAAATTTAACTTGAGTAAACCTACTTTCTCAAAGTATTGGAAAATAGCCAATGAAAAGCACGCAGAATTTATCAATAAGCGAGAAACAAAGATAAATGAGGCTACCATACACCAAGCAATCGAAACGCACTCTAATGGCTTAAAATCGAAAAGTGAAAGGTTGATGAACTTGCAAAAGCAAGCGGATGACATTCAAAGGATGCTAGATAGTAACATCACACCGGACATCGTAAAGTCACCGAAGCAACTTGAGTACATGGAAATTGAACGAAAGCTAACGTACATCGAGAGGTCGCAACTTATGAAAGCATTGCGCGAGCTTCAAGCAGAGATAAGCAAGATAGAGGGTGACTATGCAGCGACAAAGACACAAATTGAAGTAAAACAAGAGCAACCACTATTCCCCGATGTTCAGACGAACAACAACGATTAATAAACTTTTAGAACTTACCAATAGGAAAAAGGTAATACAAGGTGGCACATCGGCAGGGAAGACTTATGCCATCATCCCTATTCTTATCGATAAAGCAGCTAAAACACCAAGGCTAGTGATAACGGTTGTTGCCGAGTCAATACCTGCGGTCAGAAATGGTGCGGTGCGTATCTTCCAAGATGTAATGCACGATACTAACCGATGGATTGAGGACCATTGGAGGGCTAACCCGATGGAGTATAAGTTCAGCAACGGATCAATCATTCAGTTCACATCCTTCGACACCCAAGGCAAAGCAAAAGCAAGTGGCAAACGTGACATCTTATTTCTCAACGAAGCTAACCACATCTCATTTGAGATTGCCGATGCGCTAATGGTAAGGTCAAACGAGATATGGATTGACTTCAACCCCGATAATGAGTTTTGGGCGCACACAGAAGTAGTGACAGAGCCAAACACGGACTTCTTAATACTTACTTATCATGACAATGAGGCTATCCCACCCGACATAAAGAAGGAACTAGAACTAAAACAAGAGAAGGCTAAGACATCCGAGTACTGGGCTAATTGGTGCAAGGTCTATATCGATGGGCAAATAGGTACTTTGCAAGGTGCTATCTTCCAAAATTGGAGCGTTGGCGAGTTTGACAGCTCACTTCCTCACGTTTATGGGTTGGATTTCGGGTTTAGTAACGATCCCGATTCACTTATTAAGGTGACCGTTGACAAAAAAAGAAAATTGATTTACGCTCAAGAAGTATTTTATAAGATAGGTAACTCAACCGAACAATTAATTCAACTACTAAGAACAAACGTGCAACCAAGTAACTCACTAATAGTTGCAGATAGTGCCGACCCTAGAACAATCACTGACTTACGAATAAAGAACTTGAATGCAATACCTGCAACCAAAGGACCAGATAGCGTAAGGAATGGAATCAAAAGAATACAAGACTATGAGATAATAGTAACATCCGACTCAATTAATTTAATTAAAGAACTTCGAAACTATGTGTGGCATGATAAGCGTTCAGAGATGCCCGTTGATGCGTTCAACCATCAGATTGACCCTCTTAGATATGCTTTTGATAAACTTGTACCACAATCTTCACTTTATATTTCGGGAATGTGATACCTTTGCAATTAAAAAAATATTAGTTTTGCACACATGAATTTATATCAACGTATAAAGTCGGCAGTCACTACCAAAGGTATGACAATGCCATTAACCGAACATGATAGACGAGTAATATGGCAATTCTTAGGCGGTTGGATGCCGTTGAACTTTCAAAATAACTTTGTCAACCAAGTAAATGCAGGTTACTCACAGAATGTTGATGTTTATGCAATCATAAAAAAGATAACAGATGTTTCTAAATCAATACCTTGGATAGTTGAAAAAAAACTGGCTAATGGTAGCTGGAAACTATTAGAAGATACAACCGTGCATGAGTTGATGTATTCACCAAACAATGCAAAGAATTATACTTGGAATGATATCGAAGAGCAAACATTGCTTTACTTACTAATAACGGGAAATACATACCTAGTAGGTAACACGCAGTTTAATTCGTCATTGATAGAGGAACTTGATGTGTTACCTACGCAATCCGTTAACATCCTCAATCGCAACTCTGACTTCTTTATGCCATTACTTGAGTACCAATTTAGTTATGGATCGAGTAATAGGATATACCAAAAGAATGACTTATGTCACATTAAATTTTTCAATCCTAACTTAGAAAGATACTACTATGGCCTATCGCCTATTCAAGTGGCAGCTAATGTAGTTCATGTTGGTAATGAGAGATGGGAGGCGGACGCCTCAATACTATCAAATAGAGGGGTAAGTGGTATCATTGGGGACAAATCACAGCTACCAATGACATCAGATGAGGCGCAAGTAGTTGATGACTCTTTAAAAGGTAGAATAGGTGGCGCACATAAATACGGTGGTATTATTGTAAGCAACAAAGACCTAACCTATACCAACATCGCAATGAGTAGCGCGGACTTAGAACTACTTAAAAAGGGAGTTGTAACAACAAGAACATTGTGTAATGTTATGGGTCTTGACAGCTCACTTTTCAATGACCCCGAAAACAAGACCTATAACAATAGATTAGAGGCAGAAAAAGCCATGTACACAAATTGCATCATTCCTTTGAGTGATAAGATGAGTGAGGCTTATACTTCATTTATTTGCAAAAATCATTTTCCAAATCAAAGCGTTAGGATGCGTCAAGACTTTAGTAAGGTGGAATGCTTACAAGAGAACCTAAAAGAAAAGGCTCAGATACTTCAAGACTTTAAAACTAAAGGCATCTATACGGCGAATGAAGTACGCGAAAAGATGGGAGAACAAAAAAGCAATGACCCCAATGCCGATATTTTAATTATAAATACCACGGCGGTTGAAAATATATCTACAACGAATTAAAAAAAGATTAATTTTGCATTGTGAAAAAGACAAAGACTAAAAAGGAATTAGACGAGATAAAGGCTAAGACTGCGATAAAAAAACAAAATATTGTAAATAAATGATAACATCGATATACTTTCCGAACAAAGAATTCAACTCTAAAGCAGAGTTGTTTGATGCTATCAAGAAGGATGAAGCAAGGATTAAAGCATTTAAAAAGGCTGAGATAGTATTTTCACACCAGCGCGGACATCTATCTAAGTCAAGCATCAAATTAAAAGACAATGCTACTAAAGCACTCACTATTGAGGATGGTTATATTTATCCAGTTATATCTACAACTAACTACCTTGACTCACATGGTGATGTTCACATCAATGGGTGTTTTAAGAAGACGGTACAAGAGCAACAAGGAAAGATATTATATTGCAAGGAACATAACATAAGCGTTGACACTATCATTGCATGGCAGTCAGATGTTGAGATGTTGATTGCTGAGTTACCATTTAGTGAACTAGGAAAAGAGTATAGTGGTAATGCTGAATGCTTAATCTTCAAGATTGACAAAGAAGCGTTAGTTGAAAGTGAAAGCATTGAAGATATTATCGACAATAACAGACCCGTTCAGAACTCTATTAGAATGCAATATGTCAACTTTGTCACTTGCATAGACGATAAAAGACCCGAGTATAAGGTTGAGAAGGCTAATTGGGACAAATATTATAAGATGATAGCGAACAAGGCTGATGCTGACTTGATGGGTTACTTTTG